TTTTTCTCCCCCCGGGCCAATGACAACGGATGATCATGGAAGGGGGCGGCGCCATGGGCTCCGTCGAGGACGCCGTGCGCAGCGACGTCGAGCAGCTCGGCGACCTGGTCGGCGTTGAGCCGTCGCTGACCGAGCTGGCCTTCACGCTGGCCGCCCGCATCGACGGTGCGGCCAGCACCGAGTGCGAGACGTGCGGGGAGCCGATCGCCCAGGACGACCGGCTGCTCCCCCAGTTGACCCGCGAGCTCCGGCAGACGCTCGCCCAGCTGCTGGAGGGGCGGGCCGCTGACGATGACGACGACCTCGGAGACCTGGGCTCCCCCGACTGAGTTCGCCGAGGACCTCAAGGAGCGGTACGGGCTGGAGTGCCCGCCGCGCTGGGGGACGCCGCGTCACCCGGACCGCCCGTCGCTGGGCCCGAAGCTGTGGAAGGTGATGGAGCGGCTCGGGGCGCCACCGATGCCGTGGCAGAAGTACGTCAGCGATGTCGCCCTGGAGATCGACCCGGCGACGGGCCGGTTCGCGCACCGCGAGATCGGACTCAGTGTGTCCAGGCAGCAGGGCAAGACCGAGTTGTGCCTGGCCGCGCAGGTCCATCGGGCGCTGGCGTTCCCCGGCCAGAACATCGTGTACGCCGCGCAGACCCGCAACGATGCGCGCAAGCGCTGGGAGGACGAGTTCTGGGAGAAGATCTCCGGCTCGTCGCTGGCCCGGTACGCCCGCATCCGGAAGTCGAACGGCAATGAGGCGATCCTGTGGCCCGGCAAGCGCAGCCGCATGGGCATCACCGCGAACACGGAGCGGGCCGCGCACGGGCCGCCGCTGGATCTGGGTTTCATCGACGAGGCGTTCGCGCACGAGGACGACCGCCTGGAGCAGGCCTTCTCCCCGGCGATGCTGACGCGGCCCATGGCGCAGTTGTGGTGGGCGTCGGCCGGCGGCACGACGAAGAGCGTGTGGCTGAACAAGAAGCGGGAGACGGGGCGGGCTCTGATCGAGGCGCTGTTCGCTGCGCTCGCCGAGAACCCGGACGCTCTGCGGCCGGCGTCCGCCTACTTTGAGTGGTTCGCGCCGGAGTACATGCCGCGCGATGACCCGGCAACGTGGGCGGCGACGCTGCCCGCGCTGGGGCACACGGTCACGGTCGACGTGATCCGGTCCGAGCTGGAGAAGATGGCGAGCGACCCGAGCGGTTTCGACCGGGCCTACCTGAACCGGACCCGGAAGCCGACCCCGCCGTCGGATCCGAACGTGCCGAAGGACAAGTGGGCCGGCCTCGCCGACAAGGGCAGCCGGCCGGACGGGGCGAGTGTGGCGCTCGCCATCGATGTGTCGCAGGACCGTAAGCGGGCGGCGATCAGCGCGGCCTCCTTGCGGCCGGACGGCAAGGTCCACGTGGAGGTTGTGGCGCACCGCCCGGGCACGGACTGGGTGGTGCCCGCGGTGGCCAAGCTGCACCGGCTATGGAAGCCGGTGGCCGTCGCGGTGGCGTCGTCGGGTGCGCCGGCCGGGTCGCTCATCGACGACCTGGCGGCCGCGGGCATCGAGTCGCCGACAGACAAGGCGAACCCGCAGCGCGGCGACCTCGCGGTGATGCGGGCCGGTGACATTACGGAGGCGTGCGGTCAGATGGCCGACGCCATGAACCAGGGCACGGTGCGGCACATCGATCAGGTGCCGCTCACGGCCGCGGTGAACGGGGCGCGGACGCGCCGCAACGGGGACGCGTGGCAGTTGGACCGCACGGCGTCGCTGGTCGACATCAGCCCGCTGTGCGCGGTGACCTTCGCCCGGTGGGCGCTGCTCATCCGAGGACCGCAGGTCCTCGAGGACTACGACGCGCTCGATTCGGTGCTGTGAGGAGGGAGCTGTGGTGAGTCCGACTCTTGGCCCCGACGGGGTGTGGTACCCGGGCGGGCCGCCGCCGTCGGTGGGCGGCTGGCGTCGGGTGGGACGGGCGCTGGCGTCCAGCTTCCGGCGGCTGGGCGCGGTGTCGAAGCGGGCCATCACATCGCTGCCGTGGATCAGCGGCGGTCCCCGTCCGGGGGCGGTGTCCCCTACGCAGGCGATCCGGCTGATCCCGCTGTTCGCGTGCGTGCGGATCCTCGCCGACTCGATCGCGTCGCTGCCGGTGCAGACGTACCGGAAGAACGGCACGTCGCGGGAGTTGCTGACGTTCGTTCCGTCGCTGCTGTTCGCGCCGGCCGCGCGGGACAACCTGTTCGAGTGGCTGCACAAGGCGGTCGTCTCCCTGGCGCTGCGGGGCAACGCCTACGGGCTGATCACGCAGCGGGACGACTTCGGGTTCCCCACGATGATCGAGTGGCTGAACCCGGACGAGGTGTGGGTGGACGAACTGCGCCCGACGCTGCCGGTCTTCTACTGGCAGGGCCAGGATGTGCCGCGCGAGCAGATCGTCCACATCCCATGGGTGGTGCTGCCCGGCTGTGTGACAGGGCTGTCGCCGGTGCAGGCGTTCGCCCGCACGATCGGCGTCGGGCTGTCGGCCACGGAGTACGGGCTGTCCTGGTTCGACAACGGCGGCACCCCGCCGGCCACGATGAAGAACGCTTCGAAGGCGATCAACCCGGACGAGGCCGAGGAGATCAGTGACCGGCTGGCCGCACGGGTACGCGCCCGCAAGCCGCTGGTATACGGCTCCGACTGGGACTTCACCGCGCTGCAAGTGAACCCCGAGGAGTCGCAGTTCATCGAGACGATGCGGCTCAACGCCTCCCAGATCGCGGCGATCTACGGGGTGCCACCGGAGATGGTCGGCGGGGACTCCGGCGGGTCGATGACCTACGCGAACGTCGAACAGAACGCGATCAACTTCGTCGGGTTCACGCTCCGTCCGTGGCTGTCCCGGCTGGAGGCGAAGCTGTCCGCGCTCATGCCGGGCAAGGAGTTCGTGCGCTTCAACGCCGACGCGATGATCCGTGTCGACCTGATGACCCGCTATCAGGCGCACTCGATGGCGCTGAACGACGGCTGGCGCAACCGCGACGAGGTCCGCGCCCTCGAGGACCTGTCTCCACTGCCGGACGGCCAGGGGCAGCAGTACTTGCCCGTGTCGCTGATCGGCAGACCCACCAACGGTCCGGCCCCCGGGCCGGGCGACCCCAACCCCATTCAGTGAGGAGGCCGACCGTGGCCGACCTGGAGAGGCGCTACACGCCGGTGCCCGTCGAGCTGCGGGCGCCTAAGGAGCAGCAGCGCAAGACCATCAGCGGATACGCGGCCGTGTTCAACCGCGAGTCGTCCAACCTCGGCGGCTTCGTCGAGGTGGTGGACCCGCGCGCGTTCAACAAGTCGAGGGGTGACGGCTGGCCGGACGTCATCGCCCGCTACAACCACGACGACAACATGCTCCTCGGTACGGTGGCGGGCGGCACGCTGCGCCTGTCGATCGACGACCAGGGTCTGCTGTACGACGTCGACCCGCCGCAGGCCCGCGCCGACATTCTGGAACTGGTCTCGCGCGGCGACGTCCGAAAGTCCAGCTTCGCCTTCCGCACGGTCGAGGACGACTGGGGGATGACCGACCAGGGGTTCCCCATGCGCACGCTGGTGCGGGCGCAGCTGGTCGACGTCGCCCCGGTCAACATCCCCGCCTACCCCGACTCGTCGGCCGGCCTGCGGTCCCTGGCCGCGCATGTCGGGGCGGACCTTGAAGAGGTCCGCTCCCTGGCCCGCCAGGATGAGCTGCGCAAGCTGTTCCGCCGCTCCGACGGGCCCGGCCTGGCAAAGCCGCAGACGCTGGGCGCGGCCGCGCGTATGGCGCTGCTGGCCCGACGCGAGTCACCGCACCTCTGACCTACCCGGGGCAGGCCGACAGCCACCCCACCGAGTAGCACGACGGCCCGCCCGCGCGGGCCTTTCGCATGTCGAGGCAGGCCGACAGCCACCTCGGACCCCACACCTGATTCACAGTGAGGAGATCGGACCATGTCCGAGGTAGTGAAGTCCCTGCAGGAGCGCCGGATGCGCGTCTGGGAGCAGGCCAAGGCACTCGCCGACGCGGCGGCCGAGGAGAACCGCACGTTCTCCGGCGAGGAGGAGTCCTCGTGGCAGACCCTGAACGCCGAGCTGGACGCGCTGGACAAGCGCATCAAGGCCGTCATCGACGGCGAGCAGCGCGCGAAGGACGCCGAGGACGCCATGTCCAAGCTGCGCGGCGAGCCTCGCGGCAAGGGCGGCCCGGACGCCCCGGCCAACAGCGAGGAGCTGCGGAAGTTCCTGCGCGGTGAGGGCGGCCGCACGTTCGATGTCGTCCCGGCCGGGCCGGTGTCCTTCCGTGATCTGTCGAAGCTGTCGTCGGGAGCGGGCGGCGCGACGGTGCCGACGGACTTCTACGGCCAGCTGGTGGCGCACCTCATCGAGACGAGCGCCATCATGCAGGCCGGCGCGACCGTCCTGAACACGGCCAGCGGTGAGACGCTGCAGGTGCCGAAGACGACTGCGCACTCCAGCGCGGCGATCGTCACCGAGGCGTCCGCGATCGGCGAGTCCGACCCGGCGTTCGGTCAGGTCTCGCTCGGCGCCTACAAGTACGGGACCGTCATTCAGGTGTCGCGCGAGCTCCTCACGGACGCGGGCGTCGACCTGGAGGGCTACCTGTCCATGCAGGCGGGACGCGCGCTCGGCAACGCGTTCGGCGCGCACGCCATCACCGGTGACGGCTCGGGCAAGCCGCGCGGCATCGTCACCGACGCCACGGCCGGGGCGACCGGCCCGACCGGCGAGTCCGGCGGCTTCGGCTCGCAGTCCACGGTCGGTGAGGGCGCGGACCTGCTGATCGACCTGTTCCACTCGGTCATCTCCCCGTACCGCATGTCCAGCTCCTGCCGCTGGATCATGAACGACGGCACGGCCGGTGTCCTCCGGAAGATCAAGACCACGGAGGGCCAGTACATCTGGCAGCCGTCGGTCGTCGCCGGGACCCCGGACACCATCCTGGGCAAGCCCGTGCTCACGGACCCGAACGTCGCCGACATCGGCCTCGGCGCCGAGTCCGTGATCTTCGGCGACATCTCGCAGTACTTCATCCGCATGGCCGGCGGTATCCGCTTCGAGCGGTCCGACGAGTTCGCGTTCAACGCGGACCTCGTCACCTTCCGGGCGCTGATGCGCGCGGACGCGGCCCTGGTCGACCTGACCGGCGCGGTGAAGACCTTCACCGGCGGGGCTTCCTGACCGGAACACCCATGCGCGGCAGGCCGGTCCCGTACCGGCCTGCCGCGCGCCCGAGAGGAGGGACCCGTGTCCCTGTACGACCAGACCCTCGCCAAGGTGACGCTCGCCCCGGCCGAGGTGACCAACGGCACCGCCAACGGCACCGCCGTGGACCGCGCGGTGAACGGCGGCATGCAGGACGCCATGCTCGTCGTCACCGCCGGCGTCGTCACCGACGGCTCCCACGCGGTGGCCATCCAGGACTCCGCCGACGGCAGCACCGGCTGGACGGCAGTCCCCGAAGCACAACTGACCGGGGCGCTGCCCACGGTGGACAGCGCCGACGACGGCGCCGTGTTCGAGGTGGGCATCCGGTCCACCCGCCGCTATCTGCGCGCCGTCGTCACCACCACCGGGTCGACCACCGGCGCGTTCATCGGCGCCCACATCATCCTCAACTCGCCCCGCTACGCGCCCGTCGCACGCGCCTGAGGAGGGCCCTGTGAAGATCCGCATGCTCGTCGCCATGTCCGGCACCCGCAACGGCGCACGGTGGCCGGCCCCCGGCGA